CTAGAGGGTGTGCTGTTGCAATCAAGGGTTGTCCATCTCCGCCAGTTACGCCTGTATCAAAAGCATTATTCAAGACGTCGGCGCCTTGGATTTCTTTTGTGTTCTGCATACTGCGAGCGAGTGCTCTCACATACCGACGACCTAATGAGTCATACAGGTTGTCTTCCTGGGCTTCCTCGGTTAACGAGAAAGCTAAGGCGACTGTCGAATGAACATAACGACTTGTATAACCTTCGCTTGCCGTATCGAAAGCAACTCCCTGACCTTCTGTCTTAAGGGGCGCCGAACCAAAACCGGTTATCAGCACCTCTTCTTCGAAGGCGCGGTCACTTTGCTCGATTGCAAAGATTTGCTCGTACTCAGATGTGTAACTGTCGTAATTTTGGCCGAAGAGAGCGTTAAGTCCTGGCTCCAATTCTGCCGCTAGTTGGGCTCTAGAAATTGCCATATCTTATGCCTCCTTATGCAAGACCAGCGCCTTTCACTCCCATGATGTGGTTTTGGATAACCACCATCACGTTTGTGTTCGCGCTTGATACATCGTCGTTATCGGGATCCTGGCTGATGTCGATGGCTTTCAACGGTAACGTCGTGGTGGTTGCACCGGTCGTTACGTCTAATTCCACGTTGCTTCTGCCAGAGCTTGTGTCCCCTGTTGTGCTTTGATCGACAATATCGAAGTTGCCGAACAAATCTGCTACGGGGAAGGTGTCGTCTGCCTGGACCTCAAACACAACGTCAGGATCATCGATAATGAAAGCGATGATATCTGCTGCTGCGACTGAGCCAGGATAATGATTGCTGAAAGTAACTTCTTTGGAGGTCGGGTCTGTAAACTGACATCCATTAAAAACACCTACAACAGGTACGGTCGAGGAGGCGGCTGCTCGCGATACGGTCCCACCAGTTAGCTGCTTAACCAGGTCTCCCTGGAAAATGGCACCGCTCTGGTTGTTTGCTATTCGATAACGCGATTGACCACCCGTATAAGCGCCTCCACCCATCATTCTTGCGGGTTTGAGGCCAAAAGCTGCGTTCTTGTTCGCCATGCTTTATCTCCGGTTAGTTTTTGCCGAATGAGACCCCACCACCCCGGGTGATAGAGTTCTCACGTTGCAAAGGCTCGTAGCGCACATATCCTTTGGATTGCGCTGCTTCGTTGAACATATTGTTGTCCACAGATTGCAGTGCCTCGCGGTTTTTCGCGGAGTAATAGTCATTCCGCTCCTGAACCGTTTCTTCCGGTATCTTCGCTAACAAAAGTCCTTCACTGAAAACGACCCCTTCATGCCGTCCACTATCCATGGTAGGGAGTTGCCATTCCTCTGGGAGGTCTGTGCCTCGTACCAAATCCCAACCTTCACGGATCCTTCTGGACACGTTCGCTCGGTCTTCAGTCCCCAACATGCTCTCCCTTATCCACCGATATACATATCCTGGTGGTGGGGGAGGCGTTTCAAGCTTTCTGACAGGTCGCCACGGTTTGCGTCTAGCTGATTTATCGTGCTGCTGACTCTCACGACTAGAACGGGGGCTTGGTTTCGAATCTGCCATTTTAATTACCTCTTTGTGCGATTTTCTGCTTCTCTTTTGCGACGGCTTGCAGCCACTGCTCATCCGTCATGTTGTATGGCTTCAAACCGCGGAGGCGTTTAATTTCAGATCGATTGAAAGACACTCCGTCTTTGTTGCCTTGTGTTTTCGGTCGTACCCCGCTAGGGGCTGAGGCGACTCGTTGCACAGTGGGCCTGCCTTCATTTACCTCGACTCCAGGTCCAGCATCAAGGCTGGATGATGTGATTGTAGGATAGACTTTTGATATACGGGCATCAAGCTCCTGATAGTATTCGTCGCTATCCAACTCGTAGCCTTCCATGTGTAAATTCTGATGTACAAAATTAGCCCATTGGGTGGCTTCAATTTGTTCCTCTGTTGCGTTTTGCAGCTCTTCGTCGCTGGAAATAAACCATTGGTTTTTTTCCTTCCACTGCAAAGCCTCATTCGTCGGCTGAACAGGTGCCTGTTGTTCTGTATACGCTTGTGTGTCTACAGGCTGCTCAACCGCTTGCGCGACCTGGGCCTGTTGACGCGCTTTCGCGACGTTAAGCTTTTCTTTTTCAATAGCGACCTCGTTTTTCAAGGTCGCTGCTTTAGACATCAAATCCGAATCGCCAGACTCAACAGCTCTTTTGTAAAGATCATCGACTTGCGCTTCTCGGGAAACTACCGCCTCTTCTGATTTAGCAATCACATTGTTGGATTGCTGTTGAGCAAAAGTTTTGTACTGCGCTAACTCTTGTTGTTGACGCAACAAAAGCTCCTCAGCCTGACGCGCTCGCTCCTCAGCGGCACGGGTTCTAGCTTTTTCTTTGTTGATTCTTTTCGAGACGTTCCGAGTGTGTCGATCTAGCTCATCGTCACTGCGGACGAAATCTGGCGACTCTGATTCAGGCAAATCTTCCTGAACGGTTACAGGGATTTCTATTTGCTCTTCTACGGGCTGGGTGTTTTCTACTGTCATTTGAAGCTCACAATGTCCTTAGGATCTAAGATGGTTCCGATTACTTCGTCATCGTTGATGATACGGATTTCTTCGCCGTCTTCGAGCTTCATCCGCGCACCAGCGTATCTACCTATCAATACCCATTGCTGCTCTTGACACCAGGGGGTGTCTCCAAACTTATCTTTGTCGTTATAACACAGAGGTCCCATTTTTAACACTAAGGCAACGACAGTTGCCAGGGCCTCTCTATCGACGGTTTCTTTCAATAGCTGTATGCCGCCGTCGGTGGTTGTTTTACCCTTGTACGGTAGGACTAACATTCTGTAGCCAGTAGGATCTGGCATCCGCTCTAGAATGGTTTTATCCAAAAGGGAGGGGTCTAGGACCAGATTTTCTTCTTTCACATAAGCTTCGCTCACGCTTGTCACTTTAACTCCTTGTAAAATTCTTGAATCTCTGCCTCGATCAAGTTTAAAGCCATTAGCTCTCCTTGCAAAGATGCATAATGATTCATATCTTTTAACGCATTTGTGGTCAAAGTTTCAACAATTAACTCTTTCCGGGAGTTGATCACGCGCCGTAGCTTACCGCCCAAGCCGTAGTCCTCCATCACTCACCTTGTTCGTAATAGAACAATCCTTTGGTGGCGGCTCCAGTGCCTCGAGTTTTAACTCGACGGACGGGGACTTTTAATTGGCCTTTGCTGACTTCGCCACCCTGGGCCATGCCTTTGGCAGTCCGCATGGCAATAGCCACGGCCTGTTTCTGTGGCTTACCTTCAGCGCGGAGCTTCTTGATATTGCTGGTCACAGCTTTCTGACCTTTACCTTTTTTCAATGGCATTTATTTCTCCTTATCGGTGTCTTTTTTAACAGTTTTTCTCGGCGCTCGTTTTTTTGCCGGCGCCTTCTTTGCTGCCTTTTTTTGCACTGGTTTCTTTGGTTCGGGCTCCGGGGTTGGCTCTGCCTCGACCTCGACCGTAACTGCCGGCTCCGGCGCCTGTATCTCAGGGAGCGGTGGAGGCGCTTCCACGCCTTGTATCCTCGCAAGCTTGGTAGCGATACGATGATCGCTCAATAATTTTTTCTGTTCCTGGGCCGCTTCTAGTTCTGCGGCAGCCGTGACCTCTTGTGATCTCATGGACCTTTTTTTCTCTCTGAGGGCAGCGACGGCTTGTTGCATGATGCTGTTCATGATCCTCCTTGCCTTTGCATATCTAACAATTTTAATTCTGCTTGCTGGCCCAGGCGCTGCCGAGCCAGATTGAGTTTGTCATCCGCAATTTCTTTTTGAGTGTTGAGCCTTTCCTGCGCCAGCTCGTTCTCCAGAAGCTTTTCGGCCAGCCGCTGTTCTTGCTTAGCTTCGAACTGCGCATTGTCGGACTCAATTTCCGCCGCTCGCAACGCCAGCTCTTGCTGACGGATCTGCACCAGGGGATCTGACTCATCTCCCTGGCCGATTGATATCAATAGCTCAGACGTCAGCTGAGCCAGTATTGGAGCGGAGAACTGTTCTTGCATAACCTGTATCTGTGACGCGGCTTGCTGTTGTTGCTCTGGTGGCAACTGCGCGATTTGCGCCTGTAGTTCTTGTATCTGTTGCATCTGCTCTGGCGGCATTTGGGTCTGTGCTATTTCGGCAGCCAAGAACTGAAGGTGTTGCATGATGTGACTAATAATTAAGCCCTGTAGCTGGGGCGTGTTTTTTATCAGATCTGTCATGAACAACGAACGGTGCGCATCGATGTGGGCAGCGTGATTCTGCCCCTCAAACGCAGTTGCTGGTTGACCCATCAACAGTTGGGCATTCTCCAACCCAGCGTCCAAAGGTGCCGGTGGTGGTGGTAATTGTGGGGGTTGCAGAAGTTTTTCTACATCGTCTACGCCGAGAGCCGCATACATTCTTCGATAAGCTTCATAGATTCCCATGGGCCCGTGGATTTCAGGATTGGACTGCACCATCGTCAAAAGTTCTTGAGCCATGGTGATGCGTTGGCTTTGGCTAAAAATGTTGGGATCGCTGACAGGCACAACATCGACTCGGCCATCAAAGTCAGCGTTCAAAACTTCTTGCGCCCCGGTTCCAGTAGCATAGGGATACGATGGCGGTAAATATTCTGAGAAGACCTGAGCAAGCAGTTGGAACTCAACACGCTGACTGTAATGCAATCGCTTATGGATCGCTGACATAACCTTTGTGCCTCGTTCGAGGAGCGCAACGGTGGTGCCTACCGGCATGGCCTGGTTCATGTCTCCGATTTGCATATCGGCGATGGACGCGAAGCGTTGACCGCTTTGGACCAACAAACCAAGCAGTTGCATCAGCACATTCGAAGGTTCTTTTATCGGCAGAGGTATGAGGTTGTCTCTGAGCGAAGCGCCCGTGCTATCGATGTCTCTAAACTCGCCAGGCTGCAAGGGCTCAGATTCGTCTCTGATTCTCATGCCCCTTGCTTTGAATCCCGCTGGCAAGTTAGCGAGAGTTCCCGCATCGATGAGCTGACGAAGGATAGAGGTGCTGGCCTTAGCCAACCCTCCGATCATGTGCCCTAGACCGAGTCCATAAAATCCTAAGCCCGGCAAGAATTTATACTGAACAAAATAGTTTATTTTGTTTTTCAGCGGATCCGTCTCAGCGTAGTTGCGACGAATAGACAAAACTTGAGTGGTGGTCTCATCTACAGTGATGATGTAGGGGAGCTTTAATCCCGTCGGTCGCCCTGTGTCGTCAACATCCTCGAAGCCTGGTAAGTCCAAAATGGTGTGGACCTCATACACCACATGGTCTCGACTCTCGCGATACCCTGGCTTGAGACCTTCTATTTTATCGATCTGCTCTTCGATCTCATCTCTATCCAGACTGTAACTGTCACCCTTGAGATCTATGTCAGCGTAAAAACCAGATAGTTGTTGTTTCTTGATTTCGTTTTTGCTCATGCTCAGAACATGAGTGACACGCTCCGCGCTCGTTAGATCAGTGCTCTCGTAGGGCACGATAAGATCTTCGGGCGCTATAAATTTACACATAGCTCGATTGAGCGTTGTGTCGTAATAGACTTTTTTGAAGGCGCTACCCGCTAGAGGTAGATAGAAAAGGAGCATATCCAATTCTGGATCAAACTCTTGCATTACGTTCATGAGGTAATAGTTCATGAACTCTGCAACGCGCTCTGCTTGGTTTTCGACCTCCGGAGTGCGTGCTCCTACGATTTCCGTTTTCACCGGACCTTTCGGCGGTAACAATTCCTTATACGCTTGGCTTTGAAATTGAGTGACGGACTCTGCCAGGATGGGATGTATTACGCCGGTGCTGCCCTCGAAAGGCTGACTGCGAGTA